TGTTGTTCTGCCATATCTAAAACTTGTAAAATGGATACACGCCATTGGTTCAGTAAGATTGTATTTTCCTTTTTCAAACCAATCTCTAAAATCCCTTTGTGACAACCCGTCATTTTCAGCAGTCATGTAAAACGGAAAATCGCGAAATATTCCCCCCTCACACTTAATGGCCATACCGTCATAAGGCTGTTCAAATTCTGATTGATAAATAGCTTCCTGAACTCCTACGCCGCTATCTTTATCCAATCGTGCAAACTCCACCTGCTTATTTCCTTTCACGTATCGGCCGAGTGTGTGATACTTAAGCACTATTACCGCATTACCGGCCAACACTTCGTCAATTCGTTTTTTCCAAAGAGGAAAATTACCTCGGAAAGTATGTATTTTTCTATTATTGAATTTAATGTCTCTATCCAAACCCAATTGAATAAGTTCTATAAAATCGGTATATTTACCTTTTTGTGGGTGATATGCCGGAAATGTCCGGCTAACCATTATCACGAATGTTTTAATTTTAATTTTATTTTTCATTTTATTTCCCCTTATATGTTTTTTTAAAGACTCCACAAAGTCCATCATCTCTCGATTCATCATCACAGGGTAAATCGGCACCCAATTCAACACAATACCTCTTCAAACTACATTTGTTGCATGGATCACTCATGTGATTTGTTGGAAGCTGAGAATAACTGTAGAATTCATGATATTCATTCTCATCTATTCTGACTGTATTCTGATCTTGCGATATATCAATTTTTGCCATAATATCATGTAAAATAAAATGTTTTACCCGATCCGCTGCCGAATCGTTGTTGTTTAATGATTGTTGTAAATGGAAGATCATTTTTATTAATCTGTTCAAGTGCCTGTTTTATGGGAGTAGCATTCGTAAAAAACTTGCACTCCCTGTCTTCATGCTTCACTTTCAAAATATAGCGTCCATCTCCATGTGCTGTCTTTACGTTTGCTTCAAAGTCCAGCACTTGTATTTCGACGTTTATTACGTCTTGTATAGAAATTACCGGAACATTGAATATATTTTTATCTTCAGGCGGCTTTACGCCCAAATCAGAGAACTTTTTCATTTAGTACTTTTTTAAGTAGATGCTTCGAGTCGCAGTGTTTCGCCCACCCTAACCAGGGAGCTATTTGCATCCGGTAACTTTTTGCATCAATATCCTTTTTATTCAACTTTGCAGCCTTTCTGCAAAGCCGTTTTTTAATCGATTTTCGCATCAATATATGCGTATGATAGAATTTGTAACCCACGAAGTCAATACCGCGAGAATCGACAGGGAATACCTGATAATTGCCCTTTAGTTGTAGGTTTAGCTTGTCTGTAAGATAATCGTTTATATCAACCAGTAAACCGTGTAAATAAGGCTTATCGGGTGCCAGTATCACCATGTCATCGGCATATCGGTAGTAATATTTTACTTGCTTAGATTCTTTCAACCAATGATCAAAATAACTCAGATACAGGTTCGCAAAAAACTGCGATAAATAATTACCTATTGGAACGCCTGGCGCACTGTCAATAATCAGATCAAGCAATTCAAGCAACCGGTTATCTTTTACCTTTCGCCTGATAATTCCTTTCAGTACATCATGATCAATTGACGGATAAAACTTTCTTACATCCATTTTCAGACAAAACTGTGTATTTTCAAGGTCTTTTAAATCCCGTTTAATCGCTTTTAAAACGGCATGTATTCCACGTCCTTTAATACAGCTGTATGTATGCTGAATGAAAATACTTGTCCATATTGGCTCCATCACATTCATAATAGCATGATGGACTACTCTGTCCCGAAATGGCAATCGGTAAATTTCCCTCTCTTTCGGATCATAAATGGTAAATACGCTATATTCCGAAGTCCGGTAAGTTCCGTTTATCAATTCATCCTGTAACTGTCTCATGTTGCTTTCCAACTCTTTTTCAAAGAGCCGAACACCATATGTATGCGCTTTGCCCTTTCGGGCTTTTTCGTAAGCGAGAACCATATTTTCCTCGCTGCATACCTGATCATACAAGTTATTGTATCTTTTCATTGCATTTCTTTGCTTTTCGTATCGGAGCGTTCGGTTACCCTACCAGCACCTTTTGAAGTTTGTTATTTTTTGGCAAGTGCCAAGGCCTTTGTCTTTGTATATTTTTAGCATAGGTGCGAGGTGTTACCTGCATTCGCATTCGAGTTATCGTAATTCGTATCATTGAAAACGAACCCGCCGGCAGACACCCTCACAAAGACAAACAGCCTATTTTGATTATTTCAAGATCATTCTTGAATAAACGTCTGTGAACGTTTTACCTGCATACTCTGCCATTTCCTCAGTGGGAAAGCAAAGGCGCGAGGCGTCACCCGCACGCGCAGTCGAGTAATCGTAACTCGCAGCAAAGAAAACGAACCCGCCGGCAGACTGCATATCAAACCAAGGAAACCATTTACGTTGATCCCAGTCGTTCCAGTCAGCCTTCCAATTTCCAACTAACGCTTTGGTGATTACTACCGCTTCATACACGGCTTTGAAATATTCGCGAAGTTCTTCAGGTACTTCGTTGAATTCAGGTGTTGCAGGCATACCTGTTACGTTCAAAGCATCTTCTACTGTTTTGATGCTTTCCATTTGTGTTACTTCTACTTTTTCCATGTGTTCAAAATTGTTTGTGCCTTTCGGCTGATTATTTAATAAAATATGAATATAATTGTAAGAATTGTTTCCCTGCATAAGTGGCTAATTCGTCACTCTTAAAGCAAAGGCGCGAGGCGGAACCCGCAGACGCAGACGAGCAAGCGCAATACGTAGCATGGAAAACGAACCCGCCGGCAGACACTTTAAACCAAGGATACCACTTATATTGATCAGCGTTTAGCATGTCAGGCTTCCATCCTTCATTCAATGCGCGTGTGATAGTCTTTATTTTCCGATATGTGATTTCATCATCGGTAAAACTAAGTAGTTTGAAATTGGATTCGTCTAGTGGCGTTTCGCCCAGCTCTAAACAGGCGTCTTCGTATGATTTTATACGATCCATAATGTTTTCGGAAAAGAAAGCTTTTCCAAAAGTATCTTCAAGTGCTGCCTTGAATTCCGGAGTTGCATCCTTGTACAACCTCCTTGCATTTTGTTCTGAAATCTGTATTGTTTTCATTGAATTGTTTTTTTATTGTTTTTCTTCCCATACTCCCTTTGGGAGTTTACACATCCATTGTCCAACAGGCTCAACTAGATCATAAATATGTTCAGCCTCAAAGTCTTTGCTAAATAAGTTCTTGTAAGCAGTCAGTGTTATTTTAAAATCATCTTTTTTCAACACGTAATTGTCAAGAACTAAAAGCATACAAGAAAAGCCCATCACCTTTTGTAATTCCTCTTCGTGAATTTTCTTTTCGTGAAGTTCATTAGCCTTTTGTCGATAGGCTTTTCTTTGAAGTTCCTTAACCGACGGCATCGTAAATGTATACGTCCATTATCTGAGTCTCCGTAATAGCAGCTATTTCGTAGTCAGCCATAGAAACTTTCATTCCTTCCACTACGCCTGCATTAGCCTCTTTGGTATCATTAGCCTGTACCAACATAGTTACAGCTGTTTTACGTTCAACACCCTTGTCTTCATCCAAGCAGATAAACATTACTTTTGCGCGATACCATTTATCTCCGTTTTCATTGAAGAACATTTCGTTGATCTTTGCCCTACGAATAGCTGTTACTGTGAATTCACCACTGATAAACGGCCTCATTTCTTCAATAATTCTCGATTCCGCCTCGGTAAACGATAGCGCATCTACCAAATAAGTTTCACTCACTTTTGCGATTTTACCTTCTTCGCCTGTTTTTTCGAACTTTATTTTACACTCGAACCAATTATGCATAAATTTTTGTTTTTTAGGATGGGCGAATTCCGATTCACCCAATGATTAATAATTATATATTAGAAAAATTCAATTCAATAGCCTCGTAAGCGCCCGCAACGTTTTTGGTAGATACCCGGTAATAAACTTTCGAATCGGGTCGACGCTCAGCTTTTTTAATCAGATTACAGGCCTCTGTAAATCGTGGGTCATTTACCCGTTTTTCGTGACGGGTAAGGGGCGTTATCTTTTTAGGGTCCAACTTACCGTTTTTGTTCTCAAATGCTGTAAGAATCATTTCTTTCACGAAATCCTTTGATGAATCAAGGCTTTCACTCAGAAACTCATGCAAAATTTCTTTTGCTGCCATGATCGTCTGATCATCATATTGCAAAGCCTCATTAACGGACCTTTCAATTCTTATTGATCTGTCGAAATTGTACCAGGTATAATTACCTTTAAACTTCTCATCGCGGGTTAACTTATTTTCATCTAAGAAAGCCTGTTCAGCCTCTTCGCATAGCTGTTTAATCTCCTTTTTAAAGGCAATTAAACGCCCATTTACCGCCAGTGCATCTTTTGCCAATCGGGCTGAATGAACTTCCATAAGCCGCTCAGCTTTTGTCACGCGCTTGTATGGTATTCGAGTCCCGGACTCATCTACCCACGTTTCATTTTTACTTGTTTGTGTCATTTTTTTATCAAATTTGTTATTAATATTAATACTCTGTCCAATATGAAAAGATTGAATATAAAAAGTAATATCAATCCTTGTAGAACCTTCCAAAACGGTATTTTTTCATCTTCCATCGCTTTTTATTTTAAAAGTAGATAGTTCCTCAATTCCTCCGGATAAACTTGTATTTACACTCTCATTACGCGTGTAAAATTTCACTTCTAAACAATGTAACTCGCTACATTTTGCCTCATAATCCGGATGAGTTATTGAATTTTCTTCAAACCATTCAACTACCCGTTGTATCTTAGCATTTATTTCCTGCAACCGCTTATTAGAATTCACCTTTCTAAGTTCTTCCTCTTCCATTATTACCATTGTTTCCACTCGTTTATAAATTCCGTCACTCTCATATTCTTCAAGCGACATTCCAAGCTCTTTTGCACGCTTTCTATGATACCATTTCAGGCGTATTGCATTCTGAAGTTTTAACCGCTCTTCAGGGGTTATTGGTCTACGCGTATTCTTCGTTTTTAGGCGCTCTTCATATTCTTCAAGCGAAATGCCTAGCTTTTTAGCTCTTTTTCTACGAATGCATTTTTTTGCCGAAAGGCGAATCCGAAGTAATTCTGGCGTTTCGAATTCTGAACCTAATTTTTTCATATCATCTAATTTAAAGTTGCCAAATAGTCAACCTGATCCTGTGTCATTGCTGTCACCTTATTCAGGTCCTTTGTTTTGTTATTAAAGGCATAATACAAGCTTTGCAACCTTTCTTTTGGAATCTGATTAAAATCCGATACAGAACAAGCATTACAGGCTATACCTTTCACTTCATTCATTGAGCTTGTACATCCCATTGCTTTGCGCCATGCAAAAATGGAGGCAATAAGCCGTTTCCGCATTTTGTCAAGTTCGTCAAGTACGGGGTTCACCTTCTTATCAAGTGCATCACATACCTGTATCAATTGATCGATCGTTAGATCAAGCGACGTAACCACTCCATATTGCGCCAGTATAGCCAGTTTTCCGTCGTTATCAATTCCGGCCTTTCCAAGTAGCACATGCAATTTTTTTACAAGTGCCGTTTTTTGTTTTTCCATAAAAGTTTTTGTTGCCATGTGTGTCGATTTTTTTATTCGTTATTATTTTTTATTCCGTATTTCTCTGCTCGTTCTCTCCAAATTACATAATGCCCTGTTTTACCAATATATCTGCCTTTCGAATAAGCTACATACCCCTCAACAAGTATTTTCAAACAGGCATCATACATTACCGATTTAGCGCTACGTCCGGCGGGCGATTTTCCATCTGCATGGCTGATAAATATGATCAGTTTGTTTGGAAATTGAGATTTGAAATTGATATAATCACGGTAACTCATCTGCGTGTACTGAAAGGAGTCTATAATCACTATTCTAGGACTCTTTTTTTGTTTCAGTCTAGCTGTAAGATCAGCCATGTTTTCATTTACTATCAGCAACTTTCGTTTCACGTCATTCATTCCAAAGTTTTCGAATGATTTCCGCAGTGTGTGGCTTGTGCCTTCCTCCCGGCTAACTAAAAGTATTTGATCTATAAAGTCAGCAAGGCATTTAATCAGC